TTTTTTAAGACCATACCCTTTTTTAGGACCACTTGCTTTGCTCAGTGCTGAGTCTATCGACTGCTCCCTTGAATGCCCTGACTTTATCATTTCCCTTATGTTTTCGCTTATTTGGCTTTTTCCCTTTTTCAGCGGCATCTGGAACCTCCCTGAATGTATCTTCTATTAACCGGCTGATGGTTGCTGTAACCATTCCTTCAGTTATCTCCCTTGTGCATATAAAGTTCTTTCCACGCGGGCACCATTCAAATCCCCTGTCGATTTTATACGTGGTGTCGTTGAAACACCCCTTGCCGCATACATCATTGTTAATGGCAATACGGTATGGGTTGGGGAAATCATTCCATTCCTCAGATACACCAGTCAACATGATGACCGGTTTACCGAGGGCATACGCTATCCAGGCGGGGCCGTGGTTGAGCCCTATGTAAAACTGGCTGTTGGCAATAAGCTCAATGGTCTGCTGGATAGCCTGACCGTTGCGTTTGGTTATACCTGTCAACTGAGACGGTTCATAGGAAATTGATACCGGTTCGTATCCTATTGTCCGTAAGTGGTTGGATATATTCTGCCACGCGCCGTCTCTATTCCACATCTTGCTACGCATTGTGGAGAATTCACTGAAGGTAACATAGGGGACATTGATGGGTTCCTGGTTGGTGCGTTTTAACTTCGCCCGCATAGGTACATACTCAAGTCCTAATATATCCGTGGCGACTTTCTGGAGGGGTACATCTCTCCAGTTGATTGGGTTTTTGTCCAGCTGGTCATCGAAGCACCCAACGGTATAGGAGGCTGTTACATCCTTGATTTCGGAGCCTGGTTTAATAAACTCAATCTCCGGGTAGTCTAAAATCTCCTGCCACCAGCCGGAACATAAAACCGTACACTCATGCTTTTTCCGGAATTCCTCTACGTAGGGTATCCAGGCAATGGTATCCCCCAGGGCTTTGGAACCCATTTGGATTAATACGCGTTTGCCCTTGAGGTCGAGTTTGGTTTCGTATTTAACCTCTCCATTTAACCGACATTTAATTTCCCACGGTAAATAGAACTTCGGGGTGGCCTTTGACCACATGCCAACTTTCCGTTGAACTGTATATACGTTCTTGTCACCCACGCAAAACGATACGTCATAAACGCGATTTGATATGCCGCTGATATTAAAACACGGACCATCTAAGTAGTTCATGGCAAACATATCATCTTCCCACAATTCCCTATCTACTTGGTCAAATCGGTTATATGTATCGAACTTGATTATGTTTAGCCCTTCAATGGGCAGATGTTTGTAAAGATACATTTCCAGAGGATATTCAGTCTGGGTATTCTCCATATCCTTTATATATTCTTCCCATGAATCACAATAGGGAATATTATTTAAGAATCTTACGTCTCCACCAAATATATCAGTTCTTATCCCAACACCCTCATAATCAACACAGGTCATAGGTTTATCTGAGGCAAGGGCTTCCTTGACAAATTTTTCAACATCTGTTTCGCAGTCATATTCAATGTAAAACATTCTGTCATATCTATTAGAACAGAAATCGACCGCATTGCGGATGGCGTTAAGACACGCTACCCCGTGATATGGAATACGAGATTTTTTTACGTCCCTATCTTCTCCCTGAACCCTTACATACTCCGCTCGCCATTCACCGGATAACACGTTATTCTTCTCATACAGAACATAATCTGCTAATTCGACAATCGGAGCCGGTAGTGCATAATGGGTGGATATAAGAATAGGATAGCCCATCTGTTTGATTTGGAATACGGTTTCTTGCAGGGTATCCAGTTTTTCCTGGGAATTTGGCCACGTCCCCACGACGAAGATTGCCTTTTCCTTCGAGAGACCACCGATTTGATAACCGCGCTGCTGGGCAAAAAGTCTAATTTCCTTCTCCGGATCAACGCTCAAATTCTCTATAGTATTTGTCTCCGGTTTTGTCAGGTCTTTTGTCACGAAAACACAGGTGCTATGTAGTTGTTTTAAATGCTCAAATGCCTTTTCTGCGGCGCGTTGCCACGAGAATTTGTCACGGATTTTGTGAGACGTTCTGATTGCTTTTACCCTATGAGCATCATAGTTATCGTAAGCATCCTTCATAACCTCAACCAAATGGTTATAATCTGGTTCGCCCCAAACACCCGGAACGTCCCAATTACCATATATTTCTTGTGGCTTCTTTGTTCCCGGGACATTGACCAAAAGAGCATCTTCCCCATACTCGGTTGACCCTCCATAATTCGCAAGAATTGTTGGAATGCCACACGCCATAGACTCTATTCCGGGCAAGTAAAAACCTTCCGACCGAGAACAGCTTACAAAAACGTGGGATGTTTGTAATCTTTTTATATAATCCGCCCGTTCTTCAAAATGAACAATAATAAATCTTGGGTCAGTAAACCCATATGCAGCCAAGCGTTCTTCCGTTGTTTTATATTTATCAGATGGGAATAACGTATCAACCGATAAATATAACCTTACGTTTGGATATTCCTTTTCCGGAAATGCCTTCAAGAAACATTCACATATTTCCTTTGTGGATTTACGATATTGAAATTGACCAACGTGAACAAAATTAAACGTATCTGGCTTGCTGGTCCACTCAACGGGAAAATAAATATCCGGGTCAACTCCCTCGGGAATTACCCTTATAAACTCCTCTGGTATTCCCTGGGAAATACTCCAAGCCTTTTGCGCCTCACTGGCCACCCATAACTGAGAATAATATTGCAGGTTTTTAATAAACGCATCTGGCTGCGATGAACTTTCCCACACATTATAGAGGATAGACGGGAATGGCGGAAAGTCTTTTTTTTGAGAAGCCGTTACGGTGTCAAGCAGGGAAATGTGAACCTCGCCAGTGTATTCCGTGGTCTTTTTTTCTTCGTGTAATTTGTTTAAGGCGCTAAAAAAACGGGACCCATGGATACCGTATCCTGTTCGTTCGTTAAATGTGGCGTTGATGTTAAGTTGTTTAAACATTGGCCACCTCCACGTGTTTCCAAAAACGATTATTTTGAATATTGCATATGTGCGACGGATTTACGCCGAAAATCTTGCTTAATTCTTTGACCGTTTTCTTTCCTTTTGATAACCTTATATTTATAATATCATTTTCGGTAAGTTTGTGATTGCCTGACTTTTCTCCAACTGCCGGAACATTCAATTTATTCTTAAATGCGTGCAACCCATTTTCAGATTTTGTCACCCATTCTAAATTATCGTAAGCGTTGTTCAATTTGTTTCCGTCTTTGTGGTTGATTTCTTTTTTACTCAATGGGTTATCCAGCCAAGTCTCACATACCAGCCGATGGACATATACCCATCTCTTCTTACTTCCGTCCTTAAGACATACCTTTAAATATCCACCACGACCCATAAATGGCTCCAAAAAAGAACCACTAGCCCCCAACACGCTGCCGTCTTTAAATACTTGATACTTTTCAAAATTTTTAACAAACATACTTTTCTCTCCCTCATCAATTTTTATTTCCCCCATTGTTTATTGGTACGTCAGGTGGAAGAATCTGAGGGTGAATTCTTATCGGGAAGGCCATTAACCCGCCACCTGACGTATTTTTAGCATATTTTTTACATTATCGCTACTTTTCCTCGTAACATTTTATCGTAACCGATTTCATTTTTTCGTTCTCGATTATAACCTTTATGTTCCTGGCGACGTTTTGTATCCCCCAGTCACCTTTTTTGTAGATAACCACGGGGGTTGGAACGTTCTGGACACATTGCTTATTTGTCGGGATTAGCTGCGGTTTCGAGCAACCCATCATTATAAGCACTAAAAATATCAATAAAAGTCTGTTCATCATAATCATTCATGCACTTTCCCGGAGACATAGAGTTAATCTTGCCGTCCAGTTTTGAGAGTTTGATTTTAATTTCCTTCATTTCCGCCACGGCCTCGGCGTTATCCTTGACGGTTTCCTCGTATGCGGTCACGGTTTTTTGAAGGATACTTAATGTTGCCGTCTGCTTGTCGATTGTATTCTGCGACTTCAAGTTTATAACATACGACACGCCAAGTGATAGGAGCAGAACTCCTATTATCGCCAGCAAAATAATCATTACGTATTTTTGTATCCACGCTATTACTCCTGTAAACATTGTTTTTCTCCTAACTGGGGAAGTATTTCTTCCCTCAAGTGATTGTGGCGGTGGCTTCGGCCATTGTTCCATCCACAATAAGTCTATATTTTATTACGTGGCCGGTGTTGAAATATCCTATTAACAATGTTGTGCCGGTTTCTCGTAATACGTCGTTGTCATACCATTCGCGGACAACACTACACTCCGAACACCCAATGGACTCTATGGCTGATATGCTTAAAGTCCTCGTGCAAAACACTCCATCAGGTACTTCCGGTGGGTTGTTGGGTTTTAAAGTAACCGACAGCTTGACTGGTTCCACGGGTGGTTCGACGGGAGGAACTGGAACCACGTCAGGTGGCTTATCGCAATCAGGACATTCGTTATCGTCGTCCGGCTGGTTCTTATTATACGCCTCACGGATAAGATATGCCGTTAAAGCAATCATTCCCACCACAAACACAATCATAAATAAAATCTTCATTTTCCCTCCTATGCCCCCATTATTTTACCGCTTACCGTTATCCAGACTTTTCCCGTTTTGAGCGCCTTTTGTATCTTGGAGAAAAGCTGGTTGAAAGCGGATTTACTATTACCAATAAAATCATCTTTTTCTGTGAAACCAACCAATATGCAGCCCTCTGTATCCTTGTCCGTGTTGCCTGCGTGAATACGAATACCTAAAAACCCCGGTACATTCAGGAGTAACGGCATCGGGCGCTGGAAGCGGTTGGAAAAATTTATAATCACTTCATACACTCCGTAAGGTATAGCCGTTACCCCTGCTATTTTTTTATCACGTATTGTGTCCTCCAGAGTAAGCCCAAAATACTGGTCGTCAATGAATAAATCGCCAATGGTGCTTTTGGGGGTAAACGTTCTTCTCCAAACCATTAAATTCATAGCATTTTACCCTAATATAGATTGAATACCACCGATAACCCACCCGTCTGCTGTAAGAATCTTTATGCTAATGGGGGCCGGAGAACCGGCCATGTATTCTTCTTCGCTTCCCCAACTCCCCCAGGCAGGTTCCGTAGCCAATTTCTGTCTTACTAAACACCAGTCTACACATAGTCTGGCATTTGTAACCCCAATATGAAAATATGGAAATTCATCCCCGTTATAATAGTAATTGGTTAACGTAACGGCATTAGCATCGTTGATTGTATAGGTTGCTTGTGTATTTTCTCTAAAAATTTCAAATAATGCATAAGTATCAGCAGCCCATCCGGTTATTGTCCCATATTCTGAGCCGGAAACAGTATAGTTTCTATATTTAGTATTTACGGTGTGTGAAAATTGTCCTGTTTGTAAACGAAGACCTCCGGATTCAGCCCTGACTCCGATAATTTCATCGTAAGTAGCGCTAGCGTGTACTGTTTTGGCACGAAAACGAGTGGCATAATTAATGCCGAACAAAAACAACCCCTTTATTATCTTATCTGCGGAGGTCTCTGCCAGATAGTCCAGTATTGAACTTCCTACGGTTATTGTTCCTCCGGTATTTGACCATTTATTTGCATCAAGAGAGATACCTTCAAAATGGTCAAAAAATGGAAATGTATTCTCACCATTGCTATAGGAACTCGCTCCCGCATTGCCGTAATACATATAAAATGTTGTGTCGCCAGTTCCTATAGAATCAAATTCTATCCAGACAGTAGCCAATTGGTTTGGAGTCGCTCCACTTAAGCTTTCAACCCAATAATCTAACAGTGTTCCGCCCAAAGTAGTAAATCGCAAATCATTGAAAGTGGATAGGCAATGACCACCACAATCGACATTTTCTCCCGTGGCGCCAGAACTCTCCCCAACCAACAGTTTCATTTGGTAGTTGGTCACTGCTCCAGTCGCACGGGACAGCGTTACCTGTTTTCTATATTTCCAGCCGTCAAGCCAAGCCATTACGCTATCCTCTGTACGGTTAATATAATTGAAGGTGAAGCCGGCCTATCAGGGCTTGCCGCGGTCCCCGTCGCAATCATAATGGTCCCTGAGTCGTTACTGCAATAATTCAATGTAAAATACTGTCCGGCCGTAAAGGTATAAATATAGGTTACGGTAATGCACCGTTGAACAGCAGCGGTCGGCAAAACAGACTTTGTATTGCTCCGAGGGACGGCCACCCCGTCCACAACCAACCACATTTCGAATGTCTTATTAGGGCTTGACGCTTGCACAACAGCCGAATAAGAAATTAAATACGTTCCTGCTGTATCTATTTGGATTTGATAATTCGAGCCGCCTGCGGTACTGTGGGTGATCCCACTCTTCAGTTCATCAACTTCATAATATGCCGTGAAAGCGGCGTTGGCAGTTCCAGCGGTCTGATTCGTAACTGAGGAAAACTGCGCATAGGGAGCCGCAAATACTTGGGCTGTTCCACAATATCCCGCGCTTGTTGCCTTAAACGAAGTCCCCGCATTACCCGCACTGGTAGCAAAAAAAGCTGTCCCAGAATTACCCGCAGAAGTGGCAAAAACGGCGACCTGAGCTGTCCCGGCGAAACCAGCCGAACTTGCTTTAACCGACGTTCCAGTCTGGCCAGCGCTTGTGGCATAAAAGGCAGTTCCTGTATTCCCCGCCGACGTTGCTAAAACTGCCGTACCAGCTTGACCGGCACTCGTAGCCAAAATTGCTATCTGGGCTGTTCCCGCATAATTGGAGGTTGAGGCTGTTCCTGTTTGGATGTAAATCGACCCAAGGGGAACGCCGTCCGTTGCCATGGTTGCGGCAGTCCCCCAATATACATTTACCGCATATCCAAGAGTTCCGTTTGTTTGGTTGCCTGTGACCTTCAGTGAATTAAAGGTACCGTCAGTCCCAACAACTCCGCTCGAGCCACTCGAGCCGGATGTACCTGACGTTCCGTCACTTCCGCTGGTGCCAGAGGTACCGTGACTTCCGACAACTCCAGCGCTTCCACTCGACCCGCTGGACCCGCTGCTTCCGTCCGTACCTGACGTTCCTGAGGTACCGGAAGTTCCGTGGCTTCCGTCCGTTCCGGAAGTCCCATGACTCCCCGAGCTTCCGCTTGTCCCTGAGGTACCATGTGTCCCGTTTGTCCCTGAGGTACCGTCACTTCCCGACGTTCCACTTGTCCCAGAGGTTCCATGGCTACCCACTAAACCGTCCGATCCGGTTGCTCCAGAGCTTCCAGAGCTTCCAGAAGTACCGGACGTTCCGTGCGTCCCATTCGTGCCAGAACTTCCGGAACTGCCATGAGTTCCGTCCACTCCAGAGGTTCCTGACGTTCCGTGGCTTCCGTCCGTTCCGGAGGTACCACTGCTTCCACTACTGCCGGAACTCCCACTCGTGCCCGAGGTACCGGAACTTCCCGAAGTACCAGAAGAACCACCGGTACCGGAAGTGCCGCTACTCCCGCTTGTCCCTGAAGTCCCAAAACCAGAAGAACCCGAACTTCCGCTTGTACCTGAAGTGCCAGAACTTCCACTCGTTCCAGAAGAACCACTCGTGCCGGAAGACCCGTCCTGTCCGTCAGAAAACGTCACAGTAATCGGCGTCTCACTGGTTATGGTTGCCGTAATATCGGTTTCTTTTAATACAGCGGTGATATCGTCCATTTATGCCGTCCCTGCCGTGCCTTCCGTCCGGGTGACTTCCCATTCCAGATCCAATTTACCCCTCTGTACGGTATATGTTTTATTCTCATTGGTCGTAGCCACGATATCGTAATCGTATTCACCAACAGAAAGATCCTGTGTATCGGCCGGCAAAATAAGAACACTGGCCGATCCGGTCGTTCCGGAGGTCGTATTGCTGAATGATGTCACTATTTTCTGGAATGAAGCCTGAGCGTCACTCAGATCATAATTTGATTTAACGGTAAACTTTATGACCCAATTCTTAATGCAAAGGGGTACTCCGGCGGAGTTTTTAAATGTAATACCGTATGAATGTGTATCTCCCCGTATCAGCGATAATCTCTTGAATGCCATTATGGTCTCCTATTTTTTGACTTCCTGTCCCTTAACTGATTTGGCGGCCCACACTCCGAAGCTGATACCAAAGAAACCAAGAATCAACGTGCTCATTTTATCAAGGTTTGCGGCCACTGGTTCGTAAAAACACCCAACGCATATCAGACTCAGTATCGTCAGAGTTGCTACTATATTTATAGCGCTTCCCCGTATTGTCTGTTCCGTAGCGTCCCAAAATAAATTCTTCATTATCCCACCCCGAATAACTTCAATATTCTAAGTCCACTGGTTTCGTGGAAAATCAACACTTTGGCCGCAACCCATATGATTATAAACGC